ACATCACCATGACGGTGTACCCGGTGCCCACGCGGGAACTGGAGTTCCACCTCGTCTCGGTGCAGGAACTGTCGCAGCCCGCCACGCTGAACACGGTGCTGTCGTTTCCGCCTGGCTACCTGCGATGCTTCAAGTACAACCTGGCCTGCGAGATTGCAGCCGAGTTCGGCGTTGAGCCACCGCCGACGGTGCAGCGCATTGCGATGGCGTCCAAGCGCGATCTAAAGCGGATCAACTTCGCTGACGACATCATGAGCCTGCCGTACAACCTGATCAACCGCCGTCAGCAGCGGTTCAACATCTACGCCGGGACGCCGTGAAGACGCCTATCCTCGGTGGGGCCTACGTCGCACGCAGCGTCAATGCTGCGGCGAACCGCATGGTCAACCTGTTTCCAGAGGTTGTGCCCGAGGGCGGCAAGGAGCCGGCGTTTCTGCAGCGGTGCCCTGGGCTTCGTCTGGTGGCCACCGTGGGCGAGGGCCCCATCCGTGGGATGTGGAAGTTCGGGGACTTCTTGTACGTTGCTTCTGGCGGCAAGCTGTACCGCGTGGACGGCAACTTTGCCGCCACTGAGCTTGGCCTGATCAACGGCAGCGGGCCGGTGAGCATGGCCGACAACGGCATTCAGTTGTTCGTGGCCTGCAACCCCAGCGCATTCATCTACAACGCCAACACGGGCGTGTTTGCCCAGATCACGGACCCCGACTTTCCGGGTGCTGTGAGCGTCGGCTATCTGGACAGCTATTTCGTTTTCAACGAGCCCAACAGCCAGCGCGTGTGGGTAACCTCGCTGCTTGACGGCACTGCTATTGACCCACTGGACTTTGCCAGCGCTGAGGGCAATCCCGACAACATTGTGTCGCTGATGGTCGACCACCGCGAGGTCTGGCTGTTCGGCAACAACACCGTTGAGGTTTGGTACAACGCCGGCCTAGCCGACTTCCCGCTGGCGCGCATCGAGGGCGCGTTCATGGAAACCGGTTGCCTTGCGCCGTACAGCGTGGCCAAGCTGGACAACGCCGTGTTTTGGCTGGGCTCTGACGCCCGCGGCAACGGCATCGTGTACCGCAACCAGGGCTACAACGCCCAGCGCGTCAGCACGCATGCTATTGAGTGGCAAATCCAGCAGTACGGCGTGCTGAACGACGCTATCGGCTACTCGTACCAGCAGGATGGTCATTCGTTCTACGTGCTGACGTTCCCGACCGCTCAGGCAACGTGGGTGTTTGATGTTGCCACTGGCGCGTGGCATGAGCGGGCGTACTGGGACGGCGTGCAGTACCGCCGACACCGGAGCAATTGTCAGGCGAACTTTGCTGGGCAGGTGCTGGTGGGAGACTGGGAAAACGGGCGCGTGTATGCGTTTGACCCCGAGGTGTATCAGGACGGCAACGATGAGCAGCGCTGGCTGCGTTCTTGGCGCGCGCTGCCCACGGGGCAGAACACGCTGAAGCGCACGGCGCATCATGCGTTGCAGTTGGATTGTGAGGCCGGGGCGTCTGCTTTTTTTGACACGGCGAATGCAAGCATTAATTGGCTTGCTTTTGCATTGGGCATTTTGCAATATGCCGCAGGAACAGAACCCGGATCTTCCATTATGGGCGAAAAGTTCAATGGAAGAATGTTGGGAGATGTGGACAACACCGGGTCTATTGTTCTAGCTGACGCAACTACAGTTCTTTCCTACGCAGCAGGCAATCCAGTTTCTGAGTCCGTAAGAAATTATTTGCAAATCACGGCAACAGAAATTCTGTTTGCCAACCCAGCAAAATACAACGCTTACATAAGCGGCACAGTCAATGTTGGCACTTCTCGCGCCATGCTCCGCTGGTCCGACGACGGCGGCCACACATGGAGCAACGAGCACTGGGCCAGCATGGGCAAGATCGGCGAGTACGGCAAGCGCGTGATCTGGCGCCGGCTGGGCATGACCACCAAGCTGCGGGATCGCGTGTACGAGATCAGCGGCACCGATCCCGTGAAGATTGCCATCATGGGTGCGGAACTGTCCGCCACCCCGACGAGCGCATAACGTGGAGCTTGCACCGCGCGTACCGTCGCAGCGCGACCCGCTGGTAGATCAGAGGGCGCTGACCACTCGCGCGTGGTTTCGGTTCTTCCAACTGCTGCAAAACGCGACGGAAAACGCCGCGCTGACGCAGTACACCGTCGTCCAAAACACGACGGGCTCAACCATCCCCAAGGGCGCCGTCGTCGGCTTTGTGGGCGTTGGATCAAACAACGTGCTGTCCGTCGCTCCGTACCTGGCTGACGGCTCATCGCCGTCGCTGTACATCCTCGGCGTGATGGCCGAGGAACTGCCCGACAGCGGTGCCACCGGCCTGTGCTGCGTCTGGGGCAACGTCAGCGGCATTGACACCAGCGCGTTCAGCGTGGGCGACGTACTGTACGCCAGCCCGACGGTAGCCGGCGGGTTCACGGCATCAAAGCCCACCGCGCCTGACAATGTGATTCCCGTGGCCGCGGTGCTGGTGGCCAACGCCACTAACGGCGACATCTTTGTGCGGCCCACCATTGAGCAGCAGAAGTATTACGGCGAGTTCACGCGCACGACCAACCTGACGGCAGCGGTGATCAACACGGCATACGCCATCCCGCTGGACACCACAGAGATTGCCGAGGGCGTGACGCTGGAGGGCTCGCCGCTGACGCGCCTCAAGGTGCCTCAGTCGGGCCTGTACCAGTTCACGGTGCGGTATCAGCTCACCTCGACCAACTCATCGTCCAAGAGCGCTAGGGTGTGGTTTCGCCGGAACGGGACGACCAACTACGCCAACAGCACAGCCATTTCATCGCTGGACAGCAACGGTGGTTTTGCGACAATCACGGTGTCGGAGTTTTTCTCACTGCAGGCCAACGACTACATCGAGCTTATGTGGGCCGTTTCAGACACCGCGCTGTCGCTCACCGCTGCTGCCGCCACGGCCTACGCGCCCGCCTCGGCCGCCGTGATCGTCACCGTCACCCAGATTCAACAGTGAGGCCCTGATGGCAGTCGTCCTCTCCCAATACGCAGGCGCAGGCGCCCAGTTCTTCGACAACAACGGCAATCCGCTGGCGGGAGGAGAAATTCTTCCCTACGCTGCCGGCACAACTACACCTGCAACGACGTACACCTCGTACACGGGTGGAACGGCCAACCCCCCCGCGATTGTGCTAGACAGCGCGGGGCGAACGCCAGCGCAAATTTGGCTGACGGCGGGTTTGTCGTACAAGTTCGTGCTGCGGACGTCGCTGGGCGTGGTGATCAAGACCGACGACAACATCTACGCGCCGTTCGACTTGACCGTCGAAGTCGGAGTCGCGGTGGGCAAAGGTGCAGGCGGCGTACCAGAAAACATCGCGGTAGGTAACACCGCACTGGACAGCAACACCACGGGGTCAAACAACGTTGCCGTTGGGTACAACGCCCTGACGTCAAACACTGACGGCTTTCAAAACGTTGCCGTCGGCTCGCAAGCGCTGGATGCCAACACCAGCGGGGATTACAACGTGGCTGTGGGCTACGATGCGCTGTCGGCAGCTACGACGGCAAACTACAACACGGGTGCTGGGTATCGAGCGCTGAACGCTGCAACAACGGGGGCGGGCAACACTGCGCTCGGCGCCGACGCGTTGCTGCTTAACCAGACTGGCGCCAACAACGTGGCCGTGGGTTATCAGGCGGCAGACGCATACACCGGCAGCGATGCGGTGGCGGTGGGTGTTGGAGCGCTGGGTGCGGCAACCACGGGCACGCGGAACACGGCTGTGGGCAGAGACGCACTGCTGCTGGTGGTGACCGGGGCAGACAACACCGCTGTCGGCGCCCGGGCGCTTGACGCCGCAACGTCAAGCAACAACACCGCAGTCGGTGAAGACGCACTCGGCGCCCTGACGACTGGCGCCAACAACACCGCCGTCGGCATGCAGGCCGGCGACTCGCTCACAACCGGCAGCAACAACACCGTGATCGGCTACGACGCCGACGTTTCGGCAGTCGGTGTCAGCAACGAAGTCACCATCGGCAACAGCAGCGTAACGTCGTTTCGCATACCAGGTCTGACGCTGACGTTCAGCGTGAAGTACTTCAACCACGGCACGCTGACGGTGGCTACACTGCCGGCAGCGGCTACTGCCGGGGCGGGTGCGCGGGCCTTCGTCACCGATGCCAACGCGACGACGTTTGCGTCTATCGTAGCCGCAGGCGGGGCGAACGGAGTTCCCGTGTACAGCGACGGCACCAACTGGCGGATTGGGTGAGGTGAATTATGAACGACGCAGCAGCTGATCAAAATTTATTGAACCCTCCCAGAGAATGGACAAGGCGCGATCCGGCGCCTGTTGCCGCACCCACGCCGGCGTTTGTGTATCCAAAACAAATTGATACGCAGTATTGGGCGTGGAATGATCCGCGTTGGGGAGGAGAAGGGGGGAAATATGCTGGCCCTTGGGGTGATGTTCTAAAGGCCGCCGGGTTCAAAGGCACGCCAACTCACGCAGATCCTTCTGGAATTTATCAAAACTATGAAGTCTATTCGCCTAATCCTTATGGCGGAGAAGATGTAGGTTCTCAGCTTGATTTTTCTCCAGAAGCATACGCCGCAATCGACAAACTGAGGGCAGCCGGTTACGACCTGCGCTGGAAGCACCCGGACCGCCGCACGTTCAACACCTACTGGGGTTTGGTAACCCCAGAAGGCAATGTGCAGGACATCAAGATCGCCGGCTCCGATCTCGGCGACATGATCGAGCCCATGATCAACATCTGGGGCGCCGGCCTCGGGTTGGCTGGTCTTGGCGCGGGCATCAATTCGTTGCTGAGCGGTGCGGGGTCTGGGGCGGGCGCCGCAAATGCGTTGGCCGGTGGAGGGATTGGAGGGACATCGGGAGCCGCGTTTGCGGACATTGCCGGCGGATTGTTGCCCGAGTTTGGCACCAGTGCGGCGTACTCGGCTGGCTTGCAGGGATTGCCCGCGGTTGGCGGAGTGTTGTCGGCTGCGGACTTGGCGACTTTGCCGTCAGATGTTCTGGGGCAAGCCGGGTCTTTGCCACAGACTCAGGTCTACGACTTTGCGCCACTCAGTGACCAGACCGTCACCAACGTCATGGCGCCCAACGTTCAAGCGCCAGCAACTGCGCCCACGACGCCGTCTGTCAACGCGTTGACCGGGGGCGCGTACCAGAACCTGACGCCGACTGAACTGTTGCAGTTGGATTACTTGACGACGCCCACGTCGGCCATGACTCCGTTGCCGACAGCAACATCAACGGTGACGCCGCTGGCAAACCTGCCGCCGGGATCAACGGTCACGCCGCCAACGTTCCAATTCAACACGTTTGCTGACCCCACTGCGGCGATTACGTCAACGCCCCCTTCGGTGGGCACGATTGCTGATCTGGCGGGCATTCCGGCAGATGCCAGTTTTGCTGCCGGCATGGGTGTTGACGCGGGCATAAACGCTTTGAATCTTGGCGCCGGTGTCAGCGCGGCAAAAAGTGCTGCAGACATTGCCGCCACCGGCGCAACCGGGGCAGCAACTGGAAGCGGCGCTGCTGTTCCGACCGTTGCAACCGGCGCTGCTACTGGCGCAACAACCGGCGCAACAGGCGCGACTGGCGCCGGCATGGATTCCGCCACCAGAGCGGCGCTGTACGGCTCGGAAGGATACGGGGCCGGGATGACCGGCGCCCAAACGTCGGCCTACGACACGATCCTCGGGGCTACCGGCAGCAAAACAGCCGCAGACATTGCGTCTACGGTAACGGGCACTGGCGGCAGCCTCCTTGACAAAGCCGTTCAACTCGTCACCAGCCCCGTCGGCCAAGCCGTGCTGGGCGGCGTCGGCAGCGTCGTCGGGGGCGTGCTAGAAGCCAACGCGGCAGAGAAGGCCGCGCAAACGCAGTCGCAGGCTGCGGCAAACGCTCTCGCCCTGCAGCGGGAAATGTTTGAGTACCAGAAAAGCCTGCTGGAACCGTACCGCACTGCCGGCACGAAAGCGCTGGAGCGCCTGTCCGGTGCAATGGGCCTTGGCGGCCCGGGCTCGCAGCAGCAGATGCTGGAGATGGACCCCGGCTACGGGTTCCGTCTGG